CTGTGCTTGCTGTTTCAAAACCAAGAGAGACATTTCTTTCAGTTGATCTTGGTCTACATTCTCTTCTCTGTCTGTCTATATCAAAGAATGAATCTCCAGTGAGATTATGATTAGCATGGTCTTTAAAATTATCAACAAAGAATCCAGACTTGAATTTATCCAATCCAGTATTTGAATCTTTGACTGATAAATTTTTAGTATCTGTTTCCAGTAAAGAAAGTGTAGTATATTCCTCAAGATTTTTAATTCTACTTTCCAATACTCCAATATCTTTCATGGTGTATCGTTTATGGGGAATTAATCGTATCTTTGCGTTTTGTTTAGCATCAAAGATATACGGTTCCAAGAACATCATACCGATTTCCATTGCCTCATCATTTCTGACTGGTGCTTTTGGATTTTCGGAAGGAGTTCCAGTAATTAATTCAAATGTACCCTCCCTGTTGAGATACAGTCTGTCTATTCTTCCCAGATAGTAACTATAGTCAAGAACAATAGTTTTGTTTGAAACAATTGTTTCAGAAGAAGATGCTGTGAATGATCTCGAATCAAAATCAAATGGCGATTTTGTGCTTGCCGTAGAATATGGAGCAACTTTTGGACGAATATCAATAAAGTCACTCGCTGGCTGGTCAATAATAGTTGGAATATCTTTACTGTAATCTAGTCCATTATAACTGTTTATATTTTCAACTGTTCCTGCGCTTTCATTTGTTTCAAATCGATCAAAAATAATCTTCAATCGTCTTGTTGGTTCTATTACACCTTTCTTTCTAATGATTCTACTAAAATCTGCATAATCTTCTCTATGACCACTATCTAATCGATATGAATTTAAAAGATTAGAATCACCAATAACAATTGAACCTATCGTTCCAACAATTCCAGAATTCATCATAGTAAACGATTCGGTTACTTCAAATGCTTTCTGATTTTCATAAACAAATTCTAATTGTGCCGCACCTAAAACATTAACAACTCTTGCTACAGCTCCAGATGATGAACCTATAATTTGTTCTCCAACTACAACGTTATTGGTGAATGTATCAGATTGACTTGATACAGTGAATGAGGGAAGAGTTGCATCACCATTTCCATTTGATTGGAAAACTCCAAGAACTCTAGTAACATCTGGGAAGTTTAGAGAAATTTCTCTATCTTCTATTCTAGTTCCATATGGGAACTGAGATCCTCCATTCTGATTTGGACCATCTAATCCATTATCGAATGTAGTTGCACCAATACCTGAACCTGTTAACTTGGATCTACTGATAATCAGTTGTTGGCATCTTGCAATTGTTTTTGTCTTAGACAGAAGTCTTGTTCTCTTAGCAGTGAATGTAAGAGTTCCATTTCCTGTTCTTGACAGTCCTTTTAATGTTAAAGTTGTTAAATTTGCATTTAATTCTGCTTGTGCTTCCTGTAAAACTTCAATTTGTCCTGTTTCCCAAGTTAAAGTATAGGTAGCATTTGTGAATGGTTCAAATTTTAAATCATTATCTCCAAGATCGGAAATATTAAAAGTAAACTCATTGAGATTGGTTATGTTTTTGCTTATCTGTTTCCTTACAATGCATGTACTATCTAAAAGATTGATTGAAGAAACATACTGGTTTGGTAAAGGTACTCTATAACCAGGTTTATCAGATTGCTGTAATGCTGGAATAATGATATCAAAATCATTCGTCGTTAGAGTTTTATTTAAAAGACCATCACAAATACCAGTAACAGATGCTATACCTGCAATAGTTAATTCATTGGTGCCTACAGCAGTTACTCTATTAAAGGTTGGAACAGTTCCTGATTGTTGGGGATATCTAACAATATCACCTACATTAACTAAAGATCTAAAATCACTAATGCTTGTAGAAGTAACCTTTCCAGTTGTGTGATTGATTGTAAAATTGCTTTTTTGTGAGAATGACTCTTTCTCTCTAGAGAGAACTAAATCTCCAGCAAATGTTGATACACCTACGGTTCTATGTAATGATTTAACATCAGAGAAATCAAACTTTCTCAATGCAGTAATATTTCTACCCACTGGGAGACCATTAATCTCTAGTGGTTCATTCAACTGAAAATCGCCTCTAACGCCTGATAAAGTCAATACAGTACCATCGGATACTGCACTCACTACATAACCGCTAGAACCGCTATACGCACCCTGTACGAAGGCACTCTCAGCAGCATCCAATGCTAAACCAACAGTAATATTTGTATATACTTCTACATCATATAATCTAGCATCATATCTAGAGGTTGATGCTCCAACAACTCTATTTTCATTGAAGTCAAACACTCTTGCATGACCAATTGTATCTCCTGCTTCTGCTCTATTGACACCTAACCTTTGATCTTTCAGATTAATTTGATAATTTTCAAATCCGATTGTAGGAGATCCATATACGTTCTCTATTTTTGCAATATTTCCAACTCTAACTGGAAGAGATATATTTTCTTTACTACGAACTGTTCTTGGTTTTATGGCATCAAGAGAAACAGTTGCTTGTGTTTCAATTTCATTTCCTCTTACATATGCCTTTCCAGGTGAAATCTGAATGGTATAAATTTGATCAGATGGAGTATTTCCATTTTTAGTTAATTGATTGCTATAATATAAACCTCTATTACCCAATCTATCATTTAACGATTCTCTAAGTTCAATTTTAAATGGTTTAGTGTAGTAATCGCCAGACTCATCATATGTTCTTCTTGCCAATTCATCTTTAAAAGTGGCAAATTCTGTTCTTTGTACAAATTCTTCTCTGCCACCATCTGCAACTCTCATCAATTCGACGAAGTTTAGATCATCAGCATCAGTTAATGCTTTTTTGGTGAGCGTGACTGCAAGTCTAAATCTATCTGCTCCAGGAGCAGACTCATTTGAAAAACCTTTGGCGTTATCAAAAAGATCACTATTTACAGATGATGCACTTACAATTTCTTCTGTTACATTAAGTCCAACTCTATAATTTGGTGAGTTAGTATATTGATCAAGAATAATTGTACTAGATGGAACTTTAACAAAGTAACCTCTGATAAAGTAGATACCTTCACTAATTGATGCAGAAGAACCGGTTCTAACTGCTTCTGATGCTATTGTTCTAGCAAATAGACTACCTGCAGCAATCCTAGTATTTGAATACTCAATATCGGATTTGGTTATTAAATTTTCTCCATCAAGGAATTCCGCAGTAACTGCATCCGATCCAGATTTTTTATACTTAATATAAAGAGTATCGTATCCATCAACAGACTCAATATCAGTTAATTTATTGACTACGTTAGCAGTAACACCTGAAGTTTCACCTTCAATTTCTATTTCATTAGTTGCCAGATATTGAGTGTAGAGTCTTACTGGAATATTTAAAAATTGAGGATCAATACGAACGGCAAAATAAGAAGTATCTAAAAATGTTCCACCAGGAATAACCATGGACCCTTCTTTGAAGAAGTATTGTCCAAATCTTTCAATTTGATTTTGTAAAATTGATTGTAGAGTTGTTAATTCTCTAGACTGAACTGGAAATCCAGGTTTGAAGAGAACTTTATTGTAGTTGTTATCTTCACTAAAATCATCAAAATAAGGGGAAACATTTAAATTGGTATTCTGGGTCATTTGTTTAGAACTCTACTACAATTTTTACTTCTTCTTTTTGTGATGCCGATCTGGTGATCGGAGCCCTATTGTCTATATAGATGATTTCTCCAGAGTATTTTTTTACTTCTGGATTTGCTTTTCCATCGTTAAATGTTTGTCCTAACTGTTTAGGTTCCCCACCAATAATCAATGAAGAAACATTATCCACGCTAATATCAGGCACTAGTGGAGATCCACTTGCAGCACCTTGAATTGCATTCGTATCTGCGCCATCGTCTTCTCCAGCAAAATCATATAATCTATTTCCAGCAGTTCCAGCATATGTGGAAGTTACAAACCCAACAGGTTGATAATATCGCAAAACACCAGTATCAGGATTCCAAGAGGCAACATAACCGATTGCTCTTGCAGTCGTGACACCAGAGATGGTGACTTCCTGAGATATCTGAGAATTTACATTATAAACAGTGCCTGCAGTAGTTCCTCCACCAACCCCAGGTTTCAACTTTAATGCTCCCAAAGTAGTTGCTGTTTGATCTGTGTAAAAATTATTTCCAGTATATTGAAGTGGATTTTTTACGACACCAACTCTGGAAAAGTTATTTCCAGTGATATAATCATCTTCACTATCATACTTAGAGTACAACATAACTCGTAATGCACCAAGTTCACGATAAATATCATGTCCATGGCCACCTTTTGGTGGAATTATGACTTCAAACTCGGCACCCGTTCCAGCAGTCAGATCAGTTATATCTTCCGGAGTAAAGTTTATTAGTCCCTTAGTATATCCTGTTCCGCCGTTTTCCATTGTGATCGCTGTAACCTGACCACCGGAAATTGTAACTGTGGCGGTTGCTCCAGTTCCATTTCCAAGAATTGGAACTCCAGTAATATCTCCGCTAGAAAGACCTCCAGTTTTTTGATATCCAGATCCCAGTTTTTTGACGATTACAGTCTCAATTTTTCCGTCAACAGCAGCATCCTTAACAAGTGCTGTTTCTCCTGCACCCCAATTTGCCGGAACTGGTATGTAACTATCTGTGGTAAATTTAATAATTTCAGCAGGAGTTAAAGTATACAAATATTTCCAACGATATCCATCATCAATAGTACCCGCTTGAGCAACTGCAGCTGCTACAAAATTTGGTTCATATAAGGATTTTTTTCCATTTGGTTTACTTTCATTAGCACCATTATTCACGCAAAGATAAACTTTAAATTCAGAGTTAATTACATAGTAATTTGAATTATAAAGTGTCTTTGAGTTTGATACTAAAGCACCGTTATCAATATCAATGTCATGCTTGTACATGTCATACGTGGTTCCAACCGTCCAATTCCTTCTTGGTATGACTCTTGCCACATCACTAGAAGTGACTTTCTTCATAAACATCATACTATCATGGTATGACATTTCCTGTTCAAATGAATCTTTAGGATCTGGTTGATTTGTAGACCAATCTGAGGTCCCATAATTATCAACTAAAGTGTTTGTTGGGTTGGGGTGACCCAAAAACGTGTAGTAGTTATTGGCAGTTGTGCCAATGCCTGTGAAACTTTTAACGAAAGTCTCAGCATTCAATATTCTAAATTGATCAGTAATTATAGCTGGCATGTCCAGAAAGGTTCTTTGACAATTTTGATTATTTATACAGAATCAGTAAGCCAATCTATATTGGGTCTGTCTTCTGACATAAGTGGAGGTTGATAAACCGGAATTACCATTACTGGTTTGAGCAGTAAATGTTTTTGCCACTCCAGCGTTTCTAGCGAAACTCATTGATCCCCAACTCATGCAACCATGACTTGTGCTGTGTGTAGAGAGACCTGCGGTGCTAATTCCACTCAATGATTGAACATTTGAGTAAATTCTTGCAGTGGTGGTATTAAGTTCATCAACTTTGTGTGCATAATATACACCATTAATATAATCTGTAGATTCTCCTACAGGATCATTAAGTGGTGAATCAAGAATGGAAGTAACGCCACTACCTATGAGTGTCTTATCCACGACGAAATAGTCACCAGTTGAAATACCTGATATTGTAATTTTTGATGGCGTTGCAGGATTGGCAAAAATTACTGGATCTACAACAACATCAAAGTACAACATTGGTGTAGTAGTATTGATTCCAGTATTAGAAGCACCAATACCAGTAATTAAATTATAATCACCTTCAAATGTAACGCCATTTATAGTTTCAGTTATCGCATTACCAGTTGTTCCGACTCCAACAATCAAAATGTCATCAAAAATACCACCAAGATCATCAGTTCTAGTAAAGGACCAGGCATCTTTGACCCACATTTTTGTATCAGTGGCAGCAACTCCTGCAATAATATTAGTGTTAGGGAAAATTGCGGGTTCTAAGTAATCTCTTGCTTTTGATATTGGTGAACCATCAATAATTAAGTCACTAGTTTGCTTTCTCCACATAGTTGGTCTTACAAAATTGCTATTAGTAACTATTCCAACACCAGCATAAATGTTTGTTTCTACAGTATCAGCAGCAACTATTTCATGGACTGTTCTGTTATTCTGTGGTGGAACTCCATCGACCCACTTTTGCAATCTTAAAACATCACCAATCTTAATAGTTTGATCAACATCATTTGTTCTATAATCAGCATCAGAACCAGTATAGAAATATAACTTAAATTTAGATCCAGCGTCAGGAGCAGTTATAAAGGTAATCTTTGTACCACCACTAAATGTGTAATCTATATCTGGTTTTTGTAAAACATCGTTAATAAACATTAACAGATTATTCTGGAGGATAATGCCAGATCCTGCTTCAGCAACAATACTATAGAACTCTTTATTGATTTGAGTTCTTGTGATGTTGAAATCTTTTCTGAATCCATTAAATTCAGAACTAAAATCATCAAGTTCTAAGAGTTGTCCAAATGTCCATCCAGCAAATTTATCTTGATATTTGGATGCAACTGTAACTTTTAGTGGGAAAGTAGTAACACCAACAGATTGGAATTCTAATCCAGTCAGTTCCAGAACATCATCAACTTCATAACCTATACCGTTTTCTGCTAATTGGAAATCAAGTATAGATCCTCCTACTCCAACTGTAACATCTAAGGTTGCTCCGGATCCATTTCCACCTGTAAGTGGCAGGTTCTTATATGGTCCTGGAGGTGTTATAATTACTGTCGGTGGAGAGGTAGCAGTATATCCAGAACCCGCTGCAACTACATTAAATGAGGTTATAGCACCATCAGTAACAACAGCAGTGATCGATGCTCCAACTCCAGTTGTAGATGCAATTGAAACTCTAGGAGGCACCAGGTAACCTGCACCACCGCCAGAACTTCCTATACCAACAGCAGTGACAGCACCAGAACCATTAATGAATACGGTCGAAGCAGATCCTGCTCTTGGGACCTGATACCCTACTCCAGTTGTAGTAATACCAGCAACTTCATTGATAATACCACCCTTAGGTAAATCATCAGGAAGAGATCCGGTAAATTCAATAGTTGATGCAGCACCAACAGAACCTCCAATTAGTGTATAGTCAGATTGCAATAGTGAACCTACATCATTATAGAAAGGTCTCTGGAAAATATTGTTAATTAAGAATGCACCAAAACTAGTGTTGATTCCAGTGGCATCTTGAGTATTTACTGTTAAATCAAACGTATCCTTAGTGCCATCAAATTCCTCGGAGATATCATCAACTATTTTATTGCTGCTATAGTCTAATCTGTAGAATATTCTTCCACTGAAAACACTGGAGTCATATGGAGCATCTTTAAAATGAATTTTACCCTTTTGTATTCTGTAATCACCAGACAATACTGTAAGTGCTGCTCCAACTAAGTGAGCGGCAGGAGAAGTTCCCATGAATCCACGTTCTACTGAAAGTGAATTGGTTGATCCAACACCAACTGAAGAAACCTTAAATATTTCATCATCAACCTTTAGTAATGAGTTACCAACAAATTTTGTTGGATCATTTACATAAATTTCAGCATGTGCTGATCCAATTGCTGAAGAAAGTCCCACGGTTACATTCTTTCTTGCAATTGGACTCTGGATCATATTGTCAATAGTAATTAATCCTCTAGTTATTGCAAGTTCACTCTCGACTGCTAAACTATGTTCTGTTCCTATTCCAGTTATAGTTGAGAATCCAATCGTATGTGGTGTTGACAATTTAGACTCAGATGATCCCATTGAGAGTTTAAATGTATTGTCTGTTATTTTTACCACATAGACTTCATTAGGAAGTTGTACGGTAGTATTAATTCCTATTCCTATGGAATGAGTGGCAGCAATACCAATCGGTCCCGAATCTTGGGTGTAAATTAATCTTTCACCAGTATAGAAATTATGATCATTGATTGTAATTATATCAGTGGTTGTATCGATAGCAGTAGCAGGATCAAACACATGATTAAGCATAGTGTTTGATTCATTCAGTAATGTGAATGTGCTCAAACCTACAATTCCACCACCAGTTGATGTAGTAAATCCAGTAAATTGAGGACTAATGTCATCAATCATCAAAACTTTGTTAGTTACTGACTCGTTAGAATCGATAAGTTTTTTATTTTTAAATTTAACAATCTTTGAGAAGTTTGGATTGGTAGTATCTTCAGTAACAAAATCATAGAAGAATAATTCATGAACTGACGCTTCATTTAACAATACTAGGTTAAGTGCCAGATCACTCTTAATAGTTGTCATTCCAACTGATGGAATAGCAATATTACTAATTTCATATTCTGCAAAGTTTTTGTATCCAGAAACATGTGCAAGACTGTTTACTGGTTCATTCCATGTTTCATATGGAACTGGACCCCTTATTGCATATGAGAATCTTTGATAGAAATCATTATCATGTAATCTTTGATCAGTATTATTTAATTTTCCAATATCATTTCTCCATGTTTTAATATCTTCAAATGTGCTTGACACTTTAAGATCAAAATCATAGTCCACTAGAGATGATACTGACGCTTTGAGATTACTAGCATTTCCTTTAATAAGATCATTTCTTTCAAACTCACCATTGACATCAATTATTTTTAAAGTATCATTAGATTCATTAAACTCAACTACAGTTGCAGAAGCACCTGATTGATTGGTGATCTTTTCCCCTTTTTTATAGATTGCCTTTTTAAATGTTGGTGTAAGTGTCGGTATGTCTTCTGATTTAATAACTCTTCCAAAATTGTTTGATGCATCAAATACTCCACCAGATTGAGCAATACCGATTATTGAATATGTAATACTTTCAGCACCACTTGTAGTGTTAATTCCAATAATCGGGAAACTTCTATAAGCATAGTCACTGGAATTGTATCCTTGACCAGTGCCGGAAAGAATCGCTATGTTCTCAACAAAGACATTATCTCCAACTTCAAACGGGAATGGATTTGAAGTAGTAAATCCAGTGTTTGCAGGTGCTTTAATTGAAATTCTGTTCTGAGTGCTTCCAATGGAAACTGCACCAGTTACACTAAAACCATTTGTATTATTAATTGCAACTACCTTTGAATCAAGACTCAAACCACTAGATCCAAAAATAACGTCAACGGAAACAACAGCATTTCCTAAAACTTTAACGTCAAATGTTGCCTCTGGGTGACCAGGTACTATAACTTTAGGAGCACTATTATAGTTTTTACCACCACTTGTAACTCCAACTTCACTCAAAGTTAAATTATCTTCCAATGATAAAAGAATTTGAGATTTTGCCTTAGGTGTTAAAGTTTTATCTTCTGGAATTTCAATTCCAGAGAACTTGATTTCTGTATCTAATATAGTTCCAATACCATCTGATTCAACTACAAACTCAGCGCCATAACCGGTTGTTGTTCCTACAGAAGTAACCACTGGCAAAGTCTTAATATTATTACCATAGTCAAAGATATCTAATGAATGTATTCCACCTATAGCACCACTGGCATTAGTAGAATATAATGCAGTTGCTAAACCGGATTGATTATATGATGCACTCTCAACTTTATTTTTAAGATTGAATGTGAAGGTAGTAGTAGCAGAACCTATAATATTATATTTGCCATTGTACAATGAATCTTGCACAACAATACTAGATTCACCAACAGTAAAGATATCTTTTGTTTTATAAACATTTGCACTAGACCCTTCTACTTTATAATATAAAACTTTAGGAAGAGAGTCTGCAATAGAAACATTGACAACTGCATCTGCAGCACCAGGTTTTTTCTTTCTTTCTATGAGTTTGGATTCATATCTTGATTTATAATTTCTATCTGTATAGAAATTAATATCATAATTTGCAAGAGTGGTATCTGAAACAGCGATAGAAACTTGGGTTCCTTTTGTTACAACAATTTTTGGATCTACTTTTGCGAGTTGGAATGTTCCCGATCCTGCAACAGATGGGAAATTAATATGTTGTGCGGGATATGAAGTTGCTGATGAATAATTTTCAGCAAGTCTAATCTTATCATTTGAGTATTTGATCGCATAGTAAATACGACCGTTAGTTGGCAGACTTCCTATTATTGTAGACCCGGCAACATATGAAACTGCATCACCAGTATTAAAGTCATGATCTTCTATTGTTATCGCTGAAGTGATATCAGTTGTTATTCCAGTAGTACTAACCCCAGTAACATCAACATTAATAGGATCTACAATGAGTTTTCTCATATTTTCATTGTATCTGAATACAACCTCATCGGTGACGCTTGGAGTCACGTCTAATGTAATCGTATCTCCAGGAATCAATCCATGAGCCAGTCCAGTCATGACTGTGGCGTTTCTGCGTTTTGTGTCTGCAGTTATCCTATTAACTTTTTTGGTAAATTTAGCATTTTTTCCATCTACTGACACAAAATGAAGATAATTTGTGGCAACTCCCACTCTTGAAGTAGCAACTCCTAAGAAATCAGTTCCAAGATTTACAGCAAAAAGATTACTATAATCTGAAAGTTTAAATCTAGCAAAATTAGATGCATCATTAGTTCCTATTCCAACTGCTCCCTGAAGATGAGAAGCAGTGATCGATCCTCCATAGGAAACATACTCTAATTCATCTCCAGACCTAAATGGATGATTTCTTATATAAATCGCTCTTGGTGGGACAGATTTCGTTATATTGAAACTTCCAGCAGTGCCAACTATGACAGCACTGTACTGTGATCCAACACCAACAGACTCTTCTGGACTGAAGTGTTTAGTAGTTCCAACTTCAAAATTAACACCGTTTAACTTTTTGTCTACTTCAAAATCAAAGTTATATTCTTCTCTATGTACTGTAGAACTTGCTGAATGTGCCGATTCTGCTCCATTCTCTTTTCTAGAAACTCTGTAATTATTATTAATTCTATCAATAAAAATAATCTTCATTCTTTCGGTGCCAATACCAATTATATCACCAACCCCAAATTTGCCTTTTGATGGTCCATCGAATAGATTGATAGCAGTAACAATTCCTGTTACAGAGGTAGCACCAATTGCAGTTGTTAAAACACTAGTTACAGAGGCAACTCCAACTTTATAGAAACCTTCAATGTTCTTATATGTGCCAGTGGATACACCGCTAATTTCAATTACATCTCCATTTGAATAAGTGTGAGGAACTGTGGATATTGCAGTTACCTTTCCGTCTAGAACAGAAAGATTAAGTCCATTATTTTCTGTTTCAGTTACGGTTATAGTTTCAACTTTTTTTCCTCTGATTTCTTTAACTTGTGCGTTAATTTCATCAGTGGTAAAATTAATTTTTTCGTTAACTTTGTAATCATGTCCTCGTTCAAGTATATCAATTCCAGTTATACGTGAACCAGTTGTTGTTTTAACAACAACTTTTGGTGAAGATTTAGCAAATTTAGATAGGAATGGATAGTCTCTAAATTTATCATTGATACCAAGGTGAGTTACCATTCGGTTATACTCACCTGTGTTTATATTTTTATCAGATTGATCCTTGAAGAAATCGTAATTAAAGGTATCAGTAGCATTATAGTGTTTTTTAGTAATATATGGATATGAAGGGATCTCGCTAGACTGATCCATTGTAGAGAAATATACATATCTTCCCTCTTGGAATTCTGGAGTTTCACAGAATCTTCCATTATATTCATCAAGATCTCCGCTACCCATATTGTAGACGTAATCTTGATCAAAGAATCCACTTGCTTTAGATGGTCTCAAAGTTGAATCACTTATTGGATCCAACTTATAACTTGATTGCATTCTCTTGATGGGACCAGAAACTCCATCTACTGGAACTGCATTCTCTTGTGCATATGGTCCATAGATGGGATTACCATCATATGCCCATCCAACTATTGGTGAGTGCTTTAATTTTGTGGGATCAGTTTCTTCATCTAAAGCAGAATCAATGTTGGAATTACCTGCAAATAGACTTCTATAGAATTTTCCTGCATAATATGCTACTAAATTAGTTCCATCATCAGATTTTGATGACTTTTGTATAACGTAATCTCGTGATTTGGATTTAAAGTTTGGATTTGATAGAGGTGTCTTATATAACTCAACATTATTGACATACCACTCATGAACATTAGAAATGAACTTAGCACCACTACCAGTTGGAACAACAATTATCCTGGTATTTGTATCGTTATATTTTTTACCTTTATTGATAATTGTAACTGCGGTTATCTTGCCGTTTGTTACAGTTGCTTTTAATTCTGCAAAACTACCATCGCCCTCAATTTTTAATTTTGGTGGAGACGTATATTCAGAACCACCATCTAAAATGAAAACAGTTTCAATCTCTCCATTACTGTTAATAAGTGGTTTTAACGCTGCATCTTTACCAGTAAGAAGTTTTGTATTCAATCCTTTATCATAATTAATTAAATCACTACTTCCGAAAGAATTTCCACCATTTCTTATGAATACATCATCTATTCCGCCAGTAATTATGGGTGTGGCCGTTGCATTAAAGTATGATGGTATTACAGTTCCGGCAGCGGACACCACTCCATCGATACTAATGGTGATTTCTGGATAACCTATTGTATGAATTCCTGCACCAACATCGGTTAGATCGACATATATTTCATTGTTATAATTGGTATCAGAGACAGTTGTAGCAGTCCCTGCATGAGCAAGTTTAAATTTGTTCTGATCTAATACTTTTACTTTATAAACAGAATCAGAATTCAATCCACTAATGTTATTTGTTGTTTTATATGCTAATACTTCACCATCAGAAAATCCATGATTTTTTGCATAAATGTAATCTAAGTGAGTATTGATTCCTGTAAAGGTTGTAAATTCATCTTTAGCAAATTCTGGTGGATATGATTGAGAATCAATTTCAACTTTTCTAGTAGATAATTTATTTCCCTGATCTACAATATCAATCCTATCAATTACATTTCGGATCAATTTGGATCTGAACGTATGATCTTCTGTTCCAAAAGCGTTAAAATCAATTATTTTTGTTCCATTTATCGCATCATTCAATGTAGATGTTAATGAGAATGTATCATTATCAACTTTATGGACATAATATGTTGATCCTGATGAAAGTCTAGTTGTTGCAAATCCTACATTAGCACTTGTAATTCCAATGGGAGTTCCACTAGCAATATATGTTATTGCTTCTCCGTTTATAAACTTATGCTCCGCTTTTGTAATTACATTGGCGCTAAGAGACACAGCAAAGTCATTAACTGACACATTATGCGTAAGTCCACGCATTTTTGCTTCAAGAATAGTTCCTGAACTGTTTCCTCCCTGAATCTTAACAACAGGAATTCCAACATAGTCAAATCCTGCTGTAATCAAATCTATTCCATCAATATGCCCAGAGCAGTTAGCAAAAGCAGTAAGTCCAATACCGCCATTTACTGATAATTCTGGAACAAAGTTAACATCATATCCACTTCCTGGTGATATGACAGTAATATCATCAATTTGACCATAATTGTATCTATCAACACCCACAGGAGAATGGAATTCAACTCCATTCAATGCAACTCCAATTGGACCAGTGATGACACTGTTTTCTATTTGCCTTTCTGGAGTTTTAAGGAATCTTTTAAAATTATTTTGTGGTTTGAGTGGTTTTACTGCATCTTCTTTAAACGAATACAGATCTATAGGAGAAATTGTGTGTGTAGAGACTCCTACTCTTTGAAATAGAACATAAATGTCACTTTCTATCGCAGGGTGCGTCAATGCAAGTTTGATAGTGTTTGAATTGACTACTTTTACAACATATGTTCCTGGAAAAACATCTCCAGCAGTATCTTCTGTATCTTCTGCTGGATTATAATAAACTACTTCTCCATTCTCGAATCCATGATCATTGATCGTTATTTCACCAGTCCCGGTAGTATCAATTTCACTAGTTTGTATTTCTACTGTTCTATTTGGTACTTCTATATCATCATATGAAGGAAAACCTGAGAACATCACATAGCAATTACCCTGATCATCAGTAAATGAGTTTTGAATATTATGCATTCCAGATTCAACACCCAATTCTGGAGCTGAATAACCTACTCTTTTCCTTAAAACATATTCTGGACCTGTGCTGAGTGTTCCAATTGGTAAAGCCTCACACTGAACAGTAATATCGGAAATAGTGGAAATAATTTTTACATCTTCCTTGACTACTGCACCACTTGTTAACAAAATATCAACTTTATCAAATTTGTTGATGTAATGCTTTGTCTTTGTAGTGAATGTATTTGATGATACATTAACTGTCTCTACATCAATGAAAGAAACATTATTATAGAACCACTTATTAAATCTAACATCATCATCTTTATACTTTTCGCCAAATGATTTTAAAGAAATTGTGTCTCCTTCTTTAAAATACTTTGTTAAATTTTTACCTTGAATATCAGAGACAGTTCCAACGACTCTCAGTGTTACCGGTTTATCTTCATCCCCACCCTCAAATCCATAAACAAACTTAATATCAGTAATTTCGGTATCTGGTTGTAAGGGTAAACCAATACCATCACAATCTAAGAACTGATTGTAATTTTTACTCAGATATGTAACTTCATTATATCTGATTCCATCATAATAATAGAAACTTCCTGATTCTGGGAATCCCATTGTGGAATCTACAGTTACAACTGTAGTTCCAGTGGTTGCTTGTAGTACTTTTGTTTTTTTACTAATTGAGAATTGTCTATCTGGAGATGCACCTATTCCAAACCTTGGAGATGGTTCTGGAGCAAAGGAAATTTTGAAATATTTCTTAGATCCAAGAAAAACCTCATCAACAGAGGCAACTGCTCCACTTGCTGTTGGATCTGAGACAGAATCTTGTGATAATGTGGTTGATTCTAATCTCTTTGGATTACCTTCAATCGCCTCAACAATGATATCATCAGTTTTTATCCAATCTGCAGAAGATGGTTGAATTGTTTGGTCAAATGGTCTTGAAATTTCTACTTGTTTTGCAAATAAAACATTAAACAGAATTTTTAATGCTGTTTCTGTTCCTTTTGAACTGAAAAAGTCCTTTGCCCTAGAAAGAATATTCTCGATAGAGACATTTTGAAACTGTCGCTCTTCAAAACCAGGCAAGAACTGATACTTATGTTTTCTGTAGAACTCCTGAAGATACAAGAAGTTTAAATTAGATACAAGAGTACCTTTGGGGTGATCATCAATATCAGTTTTACTGAATGTAAGATATTCTTGATTTCCAGATGTTTCGATAGCACTGACAGAACTAAATCCACGAACACAACCAGTGAACGATGTTGCAGTCTTACCAGTATATGTAATTATTTCGTTTTCAATTCTCAATAGACCATACTGTTCTGGAAAACCAACAGTAGTGTTAACTTCAATAGTTTCATCCAGATGAAGAACACTCTCAGACAGCGTAATTGGAAGGAAAGGTTGTCCAGTTGCTGGATTAAGTGCTCCAATGAGTAATTCAGCAAAAGATTCTACATTTTTTAAATTGGCAAGGTTATCGATCAGATAAATCGATCCATAATCTCTCTCCTCAGAGATATAATACTGCTTGAGGAAATCGACAAATAATGAATTGTCTGTTGTGATAAATTCTGGCAGCAGGTTGTCCAGAATATTGCCTATTTTTACCTTTTTATCTGCCATTTCTTATCTTGTGAATTTTCTGTAACTGGAGAAACTTGATGGGGGTATGTAGATAGTTCCAGATCTGTTAGATCCAGATGCCATAAGATCTTCTTTGAGATTCAGTAAACTATTTCCTGTAGTATCTAGTACAATGTACATATTCTCTTTTGCCAGAATGTCATTAGATTCTGGAACAACTTCGATCTCAATTCTATTTAAAAGAGTTGTAGAAACGATATTTACAGGATAGAGAATAATCTCACCCTTATCATAATAGACCTTACCTGCGTTCGTATTGATGTATTTGACAGTATTTCCTTCAAAGGTGAAGAATTTTACTGTTCCAATTTCAGTAGAACCATCGTCAGGCATATCAGTCATGTACACATCATTCTCTACACCTTCAATTTTGAATGCAGATGATCTAACATTGAAACCTTCTGTGTCTGCATGGAATCTATTACCATAACAGATCTCATAGTTGGCAAGTTGATTGTATAATGGAGTTGCATTTCTCCTCATAATCAAGTTTGTGATATTTGAGGTGATTCCTGTATCCACTCTGTCAATAATTGACAGCAACTTACTATATTTCACTCTTCCACCAAAAGAATTAATATCCGCAGACCTTGCATACTTTTCTAATGCAAGTGTAATCCTTGATTGTAATTCAGATTTATTTGGTATAAAACTTGGATCGTATGAAACTGTCGAATCATATTCAACATACAGATAATGAAGATCAATAAACTCTTGTTTGATACCAGCAACGGTATATTTCTTTAAATCTCTTTTAATTTCATCTTTAGTCACAGTTGAAATGACTTCACCATTTTTTGGTTTTACTGTGACAAAAACTTTACCAAATTGTGGTGGGTCAAGTTCCTCACCACCATATGCAGTGACTGATTCTACGTTTGGATAGAGAAATGGAATGAGAGAAGTGTAATCATTCGCTGTGACTGCCCTATACTGGGACGAGTAGACCCTAGGAGCAAGGTATTTGATACTGTCTACTGGTTCTATCTCATCTCCGTTTGCTGCCGCTTGTACGGTCGTTAGAGGAGATACCCCAGAAGTGATAGTTTTTTCTGTCAAACCTTGAGTGAACTGTAAATGACCAGCAAAATTGAAATTTGTCGATCCATTCGCTGCACTTCCGTTTGTTACAATGTAAGTAATATTGAGAGTAGATCCATTTTCAGGTTTTTTACCTAAAATACCATCACCAAACAAAATTTGATACTTTTCATCTTCAACTTCTTGTGTCAAGAACAATCTTGATGATGCATCAACATCAAATATGTTTGCATATGGGATATAATTTTCAATTCCTGATCCAACAGTTTCTACACGAATGGTTGAGGTGTCAATGCCTTGATTTGGTAAGATATATTTTGGCGCTAACTGAGAATCATCGATTGTAAATGATTTTCTGAGTAAATTTCCTTCAAAAATTTCAATATTTGTGAAAGAAGCAATTCCACTACTGTTTGGGGTGACTGTAATATCCTCTGGAATCGAAAAAATGAAGTTTCCGTTCTGTACTGTACCTAATGCAACGACTCCCGCCTTCAATTTGACCGTTCTAGCATCGAGTGCGCTTACATCTACGGTGAAATTGATCTTTGCAACTGCTGCTTTCGTGGATCTAGGAACATATCCAATGTTTCTTGCCAAAGAAACCACATTTTCACGCAAAGTTGCACTGTCAATGAATGACTCATTGACTGCCATGTTGGTATTGTAGGCATTAATGTAAGAATTATATGCTAAAGTATCAATTAAAATCGAAAAGTTGGAACCTTCAAAGTCAAAATCAGTAAAGTTTGAGTTTGCCCGCAGATATTCCTTTATCTGAACACGCAAATCTTGAAAATCTAGGTTTGTAAACTGATTAAATGACATTATACTCTAGTGGGTTGTAATAAGAACTCAACATTTTGAGTTGGAAGTGGTAAACCAACAATGTCATACTCAATTTGGACAAAAACACTGTTACTATCGACTTGTCCCTGAGCAAAAACTCGTGTTACTGTGATTCTAGGTTCAAAATTTCTCAATAAAACTTCAATTTCATCTTCCAAAAAATCAAAAGACTCTTCATCTATCAGTTCAAACAGAGTAGTTCCTAAAGTTGTACCCAATAATGAATTAAAAAACCTCTCATTGATTTGAGTTCTGACTAAATTAATGACAGATTTTTTAATTGCATCTTCATTTTTGATTGCAATGATGTCATTTGTCACAGGATGTCTTATAAAAGACAAACTTATATCTCTAAAACCTCTAGAAATCGGTTCAGCCATCCAACCTTGATATACTGTAGTATATCTATAATAGTTTTTAGTATTTATTGAGGTTTAGTAGCGTTCTGGAATATCTTTGTAGTCCTCTGGATTAAAAATTTCTTCCTCGGATAATGTTTTAGTGCGTTTTGCTTTATGATGCATCACTTCTGAAAGATCATATTCTTGCGGAGCATCAGAACCTGCTGGTCCTTTCCAATAATCTGTAATCAATTTGGTTGTCCCCCACATTTTATACATGTAATTTTTGTCTCTGTCAACTGCAGCGTTACCCATTTGAGTTCTCACGGTTGTTCCTAGTATTTATTTCTTGTTTTATAGTATCAAAATCTTCTTCGAGAACTTCTTTTAGATAGTCTTCGTCATAATTGCTGTAGTAATTAGTTTTTGCAAGTTTTTTCCTTGCTTCTAGAAGATCTTTTCTAGGTTGTGCCAAAACTAAATTGTATTTTCCGTTATTTGACTGAATACCATTGATAAAAGTATCTTCATTTTTGGCATCAGAAAGGAATTTATAGTCTGGATATTGTAAATTATAATTATCGACGGCATTATAAAGGAAATCACTGTCATGATGATCCTCTACAATGTAAATTACAACATCATAATCAGGAAATGGAATAATTTCATCTAAATTTTTCTCTAAAATTAAAAAATTAGCGGTTGAAGCAAAGGGACATAGTGAAAAATTTCCCAACTCAGGTCTAATCTTAGATAAATTACGGATCCATTTCCGAATATGTCTATTTCTCTTGTCTCTCATCAGGTGTAGTCCAGAAATAATCATCACAATCACCCAATCTTCCCCAGTTAGTATCGTTTTCTGTCTGGAAAATACGTGTTGATACCTTGAAGTCAGGAATCTTAGGTGTTTCAGGAGTCATTGAAGTATCATAGATGCGGCATCTGTTGTTTGGATACAGACAGAACTGCCCATTTCTTAACTCAATTAGATTAAATGACTTATGTTCATCAGGTAATTCACTTGTTGATGCATCAATCTGGTTAAAATCACCATGATAGTTGTCTAATGTGCAGATGTAATTACCTTTGATGTTACCAAAGTGTCTTGTTCTGACTTCCCATTCCATTGGTGCCACAAACTGTTTCTGAATGACAGTGAAATCATAGTCCATACAATTCCAGAACTGAAGATTCACAAGGTCCATGTCAGGATCTGGTTTCTCTGGACGCGCTAGGAACGCCGATATGGGCAGTTTATCGAACATTGCACCATATTCAGGCAGATAGGTCTCAAAGTAGAATGCACGACCTTGTATGGACTTTGCGCTGACCCAGATGCCTTCTACGTATTCTCCATGACCATCTTGAAAGTCACGGAGATATTCTCTTCTCACCCATACCTTTTTTGTCGGTAGATTTGAAATTAACTTTGCCATTCCTTAAAAAATTGCGATACTTCATAACCATCCAATTCTGACTTATAATCAGAATCTTCACCCAGATAAAAGAAATCATATCCAAGTTTTTTATATATGGCGCATTCATTCTTTAAAGACTTCTTACCCAAATACAGTTTAGGAGTCTTATAATCCCAGGCAAATTGATCAGCAAAGACAGAATTTACACTGTCGAAACGATAAACTAATGAAAACGCTGCTAATTGATCACCATCATAGTATCCAATAATATCAGAGTTATTCTGTTCAAACTCTTCACGAAAGATTGGTATCACGCTATCAAAGTCTTTGTACTCACAGTACTTACGATAAATCTCAAAACACTCATCATAAAAAGAACTATCAAGAAGTTTGTAGTTACCAACCTCCTGATAGTTTGTGTCCTTTAAACGGATTCGACAAAACATCGATATATTGTATCTTCAGTTATTTACCTGCCTTGTCCACGATAACGCTTACGCTTATTATTTGCAGAGGATGCTGCAAACTTTGAATGTTGTCCTTGTCCTTGACGAGTCTTCTTGGGACGAGACTCGATCATGTTTTCGCCAGTCAGAGACTTTTTCAGTTTCGCCATAATTTCAATAAACGGGGGTTTTACGGTTTTTTACGCGGCGGCCGTAAGAATCAGACCACCACAGCATTATAACATATCCGGCCATCAGATCACACGAGTTTTCTCATGACCCACACGAATCTGCGGATCACACCAGATCTCGTATCCTTTCTCAATGGCATCGAGACAGAACGAAACGTCCTCACCACACATATCTTGTACTTCGCCGGATTCAAAGACTTGCATCTTCGGGGCGAACCAGGGATAAGGCAGACTCTCAAACACTCCCTTCTTAATCAGCAACCATCCGAATCCCGTATAATCAACGGTGAACGGCTTTCGACGCTTGCTCATCGACTCCAAGGTTTCATGGTTCATCACACCACCATTGGAGCGGAAGTCGCCTTCATCTAACCAGTGGGCGACACTTGTCGTTCGACCATCCTCAGTGCAATACCAACCTGCTGCAATATCCTTGTCCATTGCAACAAGACGATAGAATGCTTCCAAGTTAAAAACAATATCAGAATCAATCCAGAGTTGGTAATCATATTCCAGTTTACCATCCCAGGGTTTCTGATTTGGTCCACGAAGAACATTCGCACCAAGACACTTACATCTTGCGAAGTTCACCATGGAACTGTAATCCTGTGAGATCTGAATACTTGCACCGTTCTGTACTAAGTCAAAGCACAGTTGTACAAAGTTCTTCAGATAAGTGTAAGATACTCCTCTACCAGGCAGACAAAATACAATTGCCTTACCTCTGATCATCTCTTTCGCTGCAGCAAGATCAAACTCACCTTCTTTCTTCTTTGCCGGTGTTGCTGCTTTTACTGTGAATCCTTTAGCCATAAAAATGAAACGGTTACATTACTATTATACCACTGACACTCAAATCATGCAATAGTATATACTAGTTATGCGTTCAAAGTAACCTTGATTCCTTGCTCAATATCCTTCAGTGTTGTACTCCCTTGCAAATATAAAAATCCCTTCACCATCTCTTTGTTCTTCTGTAATGCGTCCTCTGGTATCCTTTTTAGTATCGTAATACCATTGTAGGCAATGTTATACGTATTCATCTTCTACTTTCTCCAAG